CAGGTGATATTGTCATATTCCCGTCATCATTAACACATAATGTAGAACCCGTAACTGCTAATGAGACACGTATTAGTTTGGCATTTAATACATTCTTAAAAGGTACGATTGGCGATAACCGAAATCTTACTGAGTTAAAAAATGATTAAATACTATTTTTTTATATAGGGAATAAAATAATGGAGCTTAGATGGTTTGTTAGAACCAATGGAGAGCGCGTACTGCAACACCTACGCGATGGTGTATGGATAAACATAACGACGGAGTATGAAAATGGCCAGAGTGCTGATGAACTACCACAGGAACGTAGCGGTCGAAGTACAAAGAGGAAGCAAGTGGACAACCATCGTAACAGGGTGGACACCAACGCACCGAGAAAAAATACTAAACGAAACACTCGATCGTGAGTGGTATGAAATCAGTTACCCAATCACCGCCGCGATTGAACGGTTTTTAAATCCTATTCTGCCGTCGTCCACGATTGACGATACAGCTAAACGTGATCTAAAGGAGATCCTAAAGCATGAAACCAAAAGAGTATAGTTACTACAATGTAGACATAGGATTCTTTCCACGTTGCGTTAAGCTGTGTTTTAATGACACGCAATTCCAAGATATCTTACGTGATCAAAATATCACAGATCAAAACATCACGGCACTCCAGACAGGTGTAGCAGAGACACACTATTTTGACACTGGCAAGAAGGGCATCATTGTCGTCGTGGTTAATTTAGATGATATGCATGACAGCGTTGATGAGATGGTGGCAACGATTGCCCACGAGACAGTGCATATTATAGAACGCATCAGTGACTACATCGGTGAAGAGGAAATATTTACAGAGGAAACACGTGCGTACTTATCAGAGTCAATTGTCCGTCAACTATTCAAAGCTTGCGTTATGGAAAAGGAAAAAAATGCTGGAAAAACACATAGAAAAATACTTCAAAAACTCAGTGGAGAAAGCGGGGGGTCTGACGTTCAAGTGGATAAGCACAGTGACGGGCGTACCAGACAGGATAGCGTTCCTAAACAAAAAAGTGCACTTGGTGGAACTAAAGGCAAAGTCAGGCCGACTCTCTCCAAGACAGTCAGTCGTATTCCGCCTACTCGAAAAGCAGGGGTTCACGGTAACGGTTCTGTTTAGTGAAGAAGAAATAGATGCGTTTATCAAAATTAACAGCGAAACAAAAACAGATAAGAAATAGATTTTATTTCAATGCTAGAAGTAGAGCAAAGAGAAAAAACCTTCCCTTTAATTTAACCAAAGAATATTTGGAATCTATCGCAACCGATGAGTGTCCAATATTTAAAATTCCATTTGAGTGGGGTCAATCCGGTTTAGGAAGAGGTAAACAAAAACAAACTGCCCCAACACTAGATCGCATATTGCCACACAAAGGATATGTGATAGGTAACGTGGCATTTATATCAGAACGCGCCAATAGAATAAAAGATAACGCATCGATGGAAGAAATGTATAAAATAGCAGACTGGATTTGGGAACACTTACATGCTCAACAGAAATAACCTACATCAATACCAAAAAGATATTGTGGAAAAAGCTAAAAGCATTCCTAACTTAGGATTATTGCTTCCATGCGGCCTTGGTAAAACTCCCACAGTGTTAACCATCATCGCGGAACAATTCAAAGGACGCACACTGATCATAGCGCCAAAGAAGGTGGCAGAGTCTGTGTGGACTGAAGAGATATCAAAATGGGATCATTTAAAACATTTGCGCATATCCAAAGTGCTAGGCAATCCAAAAGAGCGGGCAGCTTCATTGCAGCGCGACTCAGACATCTACATCACCAACTTAGAAAATGTAGTCTGGCTCACAGAATTAAAAATACCATTCGACAACTTAGTCATCGATGAATCATCACGCTTCAAAGATCCGTCAACTAAAAGATTCAAGGCACTCAAACCACTACTCAAAACATTTAAGCGCCGTGTTATTCTCACAGGCACACCTACACCTCAAGGATATGGCGACTTGTGGAGTCAAGTCGGCATATTAGATTTAGGTGCAAGGTTAGAGACATCGATCACACGCTTTAGACAAAAATACATGGAGCCCACTGACAAAAACTGGCACACTGGCGTCGTGTATAAGTGGGGCATACGTGAGGGTCAAGAAACAATTATCCAAGATAAGATCAAGGACATCTGCTTCTCACTAAAAGCTGAGGACTATTTAAAGCTACCAGAGATCACTAAAATCTATCACAATATTTATTTAGGGTTAGACTCAAAGGCGCAGTATAAAAAGCTACTCAATGACATGGTGTTAGAAATTGGCGATGAGACCATCACGGCACCTACCGCCGCGACTCTATCAAATAAATTATTGCAGTTTACTTCCGGATCAATATATAAAGAAGACGGATCATGGACGTGTATACACACAGCCAAGATAGATTTTATGGAAGACATGCTAGATGAGAACGCGCCGACGTTGGTCTTCTATCACTTCAAGGCTTCCCTGCAAAAACTCAAAGAACGATTTCCACAGGCAAAAATGTTGGACGAAATTAACCATCAAGATTGGCGTGATGGCAAGGTGCCTATGTTACTTTGTCATCCCCAATCAGGAGGGATTGGTATCAACCTACAGTGTAACGTAGGCGAGACGGCACAGATTGTATGGTACGACCTACCATGGTCAAGCGAGAACTATATTCAAGCCAACGCTCGGATACACCGCCAAGGTCAAACAAAACCCGTCATTATCCACCATTTAGCTATAGAAAATAGTATCGATAACCAAGTTATAGGAGTGCTAGAGGGCAAAATAAATTTACAAAATGCCGTCCTAAATGCCTTAAAATTTGCATTAGTATAGTACGATGAAAACTACTACTAATGAAACTAAGCATGTGGTTAATGCTATGTTGCCTCGGCTATCAGACGAAGATCCAGATATTATGGAGCGCGATGATTCAAAAGAGGCGCATTATGCATTCCCGGCATCCGAGGGCTGGCTTCCATGGAATTCAGAAGATATCAATGACGTTAGAAAAATCATTGATAATATTCTAGATCCTAAAGAACAGTTTATTTTTGAAGCATTTTTGGATGGACTCACGTATAATGATATTTCGGTAACTGAGAAATATTGGCGGTACCATTTCCAAAAAGGATTAGAGAAAATAAAGAAGGAGCTAAGCGTATGAAACATGATCCAGTCAACCATCCTAAACATTATACAGGACATCAAAGCGGTATAGAGTGCATTCAAATTACAGAACACATGAACTTCTGTCTTGGGAATGCGGTGAAATACATCTGGCGTGCAGATCTAAAACACGATGCCATTGAAGACTTAGAAAAGGCAATATGGTATATTCAACGAGAACTAGATAAAAGGAGAACTAAATGAGCGATATTAGCAATTCAAACTTAACACTAACTTTAAAGGTTAGCGACGTAAATAGATTATTAACTATCTTAGGTGAAACAGCTTACACAAAATCAGCTGACTTAATTTCACAAATCCAAGCGCAAGGTAATCCACAAGTTAAAGAATTACTTGCAGCATGTGAAGCAACACCAGTAGATGGTGACATTATTACAACAGCAGATGCTTCAACTACATCAGCTCCAGCAGAAGAAACACCAGCAGCATAATGGCATCCGATCTATTAAATAAGATGATGGAAAAGGGCGGCTTTTCTAACGCTGAGAACATTGAGAAAAAGCGCCAAGAATTAGCCGCAGCCGTAACCCGCGTCGTTATCAATGAGGCTATGGCTGAGATGCGTGCTCGTAAAGCCGAGATTGAGCGCATGTCAGTTAAGACCGACAATGGGGCGAAAACAGAGTAATTTGTGCATTAGTAGATATAGGACAACCTATGTCTACTCTTAGCCCTTGCAAGGGTGTTTGTCGTTTAGATAAAGAGTATTGCGTAGGATGTAAACGCCACGTTGACGAAATCGTTGAGTGGTACAATTTATCTGAAAAGAAAAAACAAGCAGTCATTGAAAGAATAAATAAAGGAAAACCATATGGCAACTAAACCTGGACTATACGCAAACATCCATGCAAAACAAAAACGTATTGCTGCAGGATCTGGTGAGAAGATGAGAAAGCCAGGAACTAAAGGCGCACCTACTGCAAAAGCTTTTAAAGAGTCTGCTAAAACTGCTAAGGTAAAATAATGGCACAACCCACCACAAAAAAGTTTAAGTTTACAGAAGACCACGCCAAGATCATTATTGATTTAGGCAAGCAAGGCGCGTCTCAAAAATCTATGTATGCTGCTATAGGTATCAGCAAATCAACAGCAGCAAAACTTAAAAAAGAAGATCCATTCTTTGCTGAGACTATGGATCTAGCAACCACATACGGCCAGTCATACTGGGAAATGATGATGTTGGCCAACATAGAAAACAAAGCATTCAATTCACGCGTTGCAGAGATTGCACTTCGAGGTCAATACCCCGATGATTATAAAGACTCACGTGAACAAAAGATTGATTTAAAAGCTGAAGTGACAGTCGATTTTAACAAGGAAATTGCTAACCTAATTTCAGCATTAAAGCAATAGTTTTGCCCAAAATAAATAAAAATAATTAGGCCCGAAAGGGCCTATTTTTTTGCATTAGTATATGTACACTTTTACGAATTGAAAGAATATTATGTCTACAGCACACGCACTTTTATCCGCATCATCATCTCATCGATGGCTTATATGTACACCTAGTGTCAAACTAGAATCTACTCTTCCAGACCCTCCAAAAAACTCAACTACTTTTGACTTTAGTGCCGAAGGAACTATGGCACATTCATTAGCAGAAGTTAAACTAAGGCATCATTATGGCCAGATTGACAGTGAAGAATTTAAACGTGAATATGACATTATTAAATTATCACAATACTATAATGAAGAATTTGAATATTACGTAGATAATTATGTCATGTTTGTCAAATCTCAAATTGGAGATAATGATAAACCATTATTTGAACAAAAAGTAGATTACTCAGAATGGGCTCCCAATGGATTTGGTACAGCTGACGTCGTAATACTATCTGAAAATTCTATTCATGTAATTGATTTAAAATTTGGTAAAGGCATTCCAGTTAACGCGATTGATAACAGTCAATTACGTTTATATAGCATTGGCGCTTGGTCTAAATTTAAAGAAGAGTTTCCAAATATAAAAGAATTAAAATACACTATAGTTCAACCACGTTTGGATAGTATAACAACAGATAGTACAACATTAGCTAAAATGCTAGATTGGGTTAAATTTTTTGTAGCCCCAAAAGCCCGACTTGCTTGGACTGGTTCAGGATCATTCATTGCTGGAGATCATTGTCAATGGTGTAAAGCGAAAGCAATTTGTAGGGCTCGTGCAGATTATAATTCCGAATTAGCCAAACTTGACTTTAGAGATCCTCCATTATTAAGTGAAGACGAACTTAACAATGTACTACTCAAAGCACAAGACTTAAAAACTTGGGTGAATGATGTAGAAGATTTTGCATTAAATCGTGCAGTCCATGAAAACAAAATACCAATTGGATTTAAATTATCAACCTCAGTG